CCTGGGTTCCTCAGATAATTTTTCTTTGTTACCTAACATTGTTCTGATGTAAAAACATTCTTCTTGATCTGCGTTAACGAAAACTTGATACCATATATCTTTTTTAGAATAACCAATGTCTTCCATGTTTACTTCTAATTTGTTTTTTAATTTATTTTCAGGAAAATTTGCAGATAAATAATCAAATATATCCTTACAATCAGATATACTTATGTTATTGCCTTTTATAAGTTCTCCCCATTTTAATATACATTTATATAATTTAGCATCATAACTTTTTCCATATTTTGTTTTATAAAACATACTTATTTCTCTAAGCTGTTTACATATTTTATCTCTACGATAAGTAGTTCTTGTTAGTATTAACCATTTGTCTTTAGTTAAATCTAAGTTATCTGTATTAAAAATATACTCTACCTTTCCTTTATTTCCTTTTTTAGCTAAATAGTTTTTTTCTTTTCTTGTTTTAATTCTACTTAATATTACATTAGAAATATTTTGAACAGATAAAGGGACTCTTTCTGATTGGTCTAGTATTATTTCTTTTGCGGGTTCATTTAAAAATCTTTTTACATCAGCTCCTGCCCAAGCAAAAATCGCTTGGTCGTCATCCCCTGCTAAATAAAGATGCTTACATTTTGTTTTTAAAACATCAAACATATTCCATTGAATAGGAGATAAATCTTGAGCTTCATCAATAAAAATAACTTCTAGTTCTTTACATAAATCTTTCTTTTTAACAAATAAATCAATCATATCATTGAAATCATATAAAGTATTATTTTTTTTGAAATGATTGTAATTAATATAAATATGACCTAATGTTTCATAATCTATTTCTCTGCTCCACTCATTAGTATTAAACTCTGTTTCTACAGAAGTATTTTTTACCCTAGCTTTATTTATAAGTTTAAAATACTCACTATTAAAACTTAAGTAACCACTTTCATCACCACTGTCAGTAACTCTTAAGTTTAAATCTTTTCCTATTTGTTCGTAATGGATGGGTTGCATAACCTTATCTTCACTCATACTAATTGTTTCAAAAGCAAAAGAATGTAATGTTCTAAAATTTATTAAGTCGTCCTTGCTTAATAAATGAGACACATCTTTATCCTTTAATAATCTTCCTTTGGCTTCTCCCGCTGCTTTCTTTGTAAAAGCAAAATATCCTATTTTTTTAGGATCTATCTTTTTATTTAAGAGGTAGTCTTTTACATGGTTTAATAAAGTGGTTGTTTTACCTGTACCAGGAGGACCAAAGATCTTTGTAATCATTAAAATATATCCTCTTTAGATTTAATAGGTATGATCTCACCTTTAGTTATACTTAAATCTCTAGACTCAATAGGTATCTTAACTACCGATACTGCTGGATATTTATTGTCTTCTTCTCCTTCTTTTTTAGGAAACCTTTTCTTAATAGCAAACTCTGCTTTAAATAATGTTTGCATCATCTCTGCTGTCCTATCTCTTTTTTCTTTCCATTCTTTGTTCTTTAATGAATTATAAAAATTAGCGTAAGTAAAGAAAGCTTGGTCGCCATCTAATAAAGTTGCTCCACTTTTAAAAGCCGCAAAGTTTTCTGCCTTAGGTCCTTTAAGATAAAGAATTAAATATTCTTCCAATAGTTCTTCTGGTGTAGTTCCTTTTGGTGGAGAAGTTATTTGTTGAGGTGGAAATAGTCCATCTAATATATCTTGAAAAGAATCTTGTTTTACTTTGGGAGGAACAATTCCTGCTGAATTACCAATAATAGCTCTGAGTTCATCTTGAATAATAATTTGTTTTATAGTCTTAGCCCTAACTTCTTTTGTGTTTTCGCCTACAGTAACATTAAAAGTATATTCAGGTTCAGGATAATTTATTTTTTGTAGACCAGATAATGGCGGAAAAACTTTTCTTTTATCTGATAGATAACCAAACCTTCTATTCTTACATTCTGCTTTTACACAAACAGGTTGAATAGGGTCTTCATTACAAGTATGTCCCTTCATTTCTCTTTTCCAAGATACTAATTTCTTTTTAGTTTTTTCTTCCGTCCAATCTAAAATACCTTGTGCATCAGTTTGAAAGTATTTACGTGGCGCAGCCTTAACCATATCTTCCCACTTGTCAGGTTATTTCTTTTTGGCGAATACAGCGTAGTTATATAAAAATCTATCTCGACCATCACTTAATTTTTCTTTTGTTAAAATACCTAGACAAGGAGGACCATCAGAAAATTCTTCACTGCCTCCACTTAATATTTCTTTCATATGAGAAATACCAAACTCTTCTAATTCATCTGCTGTGTAACTGTTGGCTTCGATAACTTTAACAAACTGTTCAAAAGTAAATGGTTTACCATCAAAATTAAAAGCTGTTCGTTCTGTTTTATTGTAGTAAGGGATATTAATAAATTGTCCGTCAATATATTTACCATCAGGGTCTTTACCTAATTCTGTTTGTTTAGGATAAATTTCAATATTAGTTGGAAGTTTTAAAGCAAACAATAACTTCTCTAGAAAATTTCTTATAGTTGCAGCTTTGATAGGATCTTTTAAAAATACATATAAATGTAAACCACCACTTTTAGATTTAATAGGTACTAAAGGTAGTTTATATTTTTGAATAATATCTAAATATTTTTTAAAAGGAAAATCTTTATAACTGTGTTGTTTATCATCAATATCAATAGCACCAAATCTTGCCATACCTTGATCATCACAGGGCTGTATTCCTACAGAGGTAGAACCACTTAAATGATCCAAGTAATCACTTTTTGTAATAGGTCTATGTACCCATTTATAAACAGGTTTTGCTTTTCCTGTAACAGGGTCTATAGTCGTTTGAGAAAGGTCTGCTACACCAAAATTTCTTTGTAAACCTGAAAAGGCTTTTATAAATATATCTTCCATAAATTAAATAGTATGGGCGATTTTTTTCGCCCATACCGATGTTAAAAAACTAGAAGTGTGTTCCTGTTTTATTTTCCGCTTTACTAGCTTCGCCATGCTTAACTTCAACGTCTCCTTTTGAAACGCTTTCAGAAAAACTTTTACCTTGTTGGTAAAGGGCAGCATCTTCAACTGCACCGACTTTACTAATTTCCCATCCAAACCATGTACCTTTATCATTAGACTGTTGAACAGTTCTTAATTGATAAATGTGGCTATAAGATGCCGGAGTAAAAAGACCATTTTTACCCTTCATTTTTATACTAGACACCATACTATTCCATTTTCTGCTTATCTTTAATTGTGTTGATTTCATTGAAATCAAAGCAGTTGATGGAGTTTCTGAATTAACTATTACAAAGTGACTTGCCGTCTTTTCTACATAGTTACCATTTGGTAATCTATCTTTATAAGAAGCATCTCTTTTAGTCTTAGTTAAGATGTCGCTTGATGAAGTATGGATAGCTACAGGAGCTCCTGAACCTTCGCCTCTATCTTGCCATTCAATATACTCTAACTTGTAATGACAAGGAATAACTTGGATTCCTTTTTCACCATTAAACAATTCTCCTGTTACAGAGTTGTAAATCATTCCAGGTTCTGCACCTTCAATGTACTTACCGTCTCTTTTATTAACTTCAGGAGACAATTGTCCTAGTATCTTAAGAAAAGGTAATGCAAGATCATCGTGACCTATATTACCTAATCCCTTATCTGCATCTGCTTCAAACAGATTTACAGATAATGCACCAGCTGTAGCTTTGTTTGCTATATCCGATGTTTCTTGGTTCTTTGTTCTTTTTTCACTACTCATGATTATTCCTCCTATGTTCTAGTGATTTTTGTTCGGCTTCCTGCGAACACGTTAAATAAATCCGTAGGCATCTCTTGTCCAGCTTCGAGACGCTCACGGACTAATGCTTTAAGTGTCATTGGTTCAACCTTTAACTTCTGGACTGGTTGATACCCTTGACCTTGTGCAAGGCCAGCATATTCTGCTGCCTTGTTATCTTCGTTACGACCAAAGGAAACAGTAACCTCATTTTTAATAAGATCACCCAAGCCGTTGTTACGAAGCCATGTAAATGCTTCTTCCTTTTTTGCAATAGGAATTGAAGCACCGTAGACGGGTTTCACTTCTACAGCGGATCCGTCTGCTAATTTTAAGGTAGAGACATTCATCTCAATCATCATTGTAGGAATGACTTCTGATGAAATTACATCTGCCTCTTGTTTTAATTTTTTTAAATTGTCCTCTGCTTCTTTAACCTGGTCTTCTAGATTACGAAGTTTAAGAACTTGGTCGGATAATGATTTAACATCATTAGTTTGTTGTATTGACTCTGACTTATCTTGCTCAAAGTTTATTTTGTTCATGTTTTCTGCTCCTTGTTTATTTTTAACTTTCTAATTTCTTGTAAACAATTATTTTATCAATGTCAATCTTCAATAGCTCCTTTTTCATATAGGTTAATTTCAACAGGATAGTATGTTTTTTCTTGTTTATCCCACTTTAATAGATTAAATCTACCGTTTGTTCTATCTGCGACAATTGAGCACGCTACTCCAATAATTGCTGGATCTCCTGTTAATAATAAATAATCTTTAGGTGTGTAATTTTCTAAAAGTTTTCTTAATTTAAAAATTAAAGGACCGGGAGATAACACAATTTGTGAAAACTCAGGTAAACAAACCTTAATTTTGCCATATTTTTGAACTCCCATAATATTAAATTTAGGACGACCCGATTGAGTACCAGGTAGCTCTTGTATTAAATATACAGTAGGCTCATAGTTTTTAATATTTTTGTAATCTAAGTTTTCTTTCATTGACATATTCTATTTGTTTATATATAAAATAACTAGAAAGATAAAGACTAATATTATGAATTATAAGTTTAAAACAAAGCCCTATGCGCATCAAATAACTGCGTTAGAAAAATCATGGAATAAAGAAGTATATGCTTATTTTATGGAAATGGGTACAGGTAAGTCAAAAGTGTTGATAGACAACATATCCATGCTCTATGATAAAGGAAAAATTAATGGAGCCTTAATTGTAGCACCAAAAGGAGTGTATCAAAACTGGTATGACTCTGAATTGCCAATTCATATGGTAGAACATATTGAAAAAAATATAGTCCTTTGGAAAGCTAATATTAATCAAAAACAACATTTAAAACTTAAAACTCTATTTGAATCTACAGACAAATTAAATATATTAATTATGAATGTAGAAGCTTTTTCTACTAAAAAAGGTTTGGATTTTGCTTCTAGCTTTTTAAATACTCA